GACGAAACGTGGTGGTTTGTCGAACGTAATGGTGTCGCCCAAGTTAGCTGGATTCGCTTTTTCGAAATCTTTATATTTCTTGTTTGCTGTGTTGATGAAACAAGATAAGTTTTGAAGATACGCCAAGTCCGCTTTGTTGTAGGTTTGGACGTTCTGCAAAATATTATTAGGTAGCGCCATGCTGCTCTCCTGAAAAAATATTTTTCCAGACGAGACATTTAGCTAAGGTTTTACCCTCGGAACATGCGTTTATAGTCCGCGATGCTCGTATCGCCATTGTCTCGCCCCGCTGGGGAAGACTGCATACGGCTGAGAGGTGATTGAACCTCCTTTTCTGCGGCTTTAGCCTGCTCATTAGCTTTGATTGACGCTGATAGTTGATTTATCTGCCGTTGAGCCAGTTTTGGATCTTGCGTAGATAACATCGCTATCGTTGCCAACTTAGACGGATTCTTCATCAGTTCATACATAACTGAAGGAGTGTTCTCTGTCTGTGTCGCTAAATAAACGAGATTAGGGAAAGCTGATGGGTTAAAGTCCGCCATGATGTCATCAAAGTCTTCATGGTAGTCCTTACCGCTACTCATCCGTGCTTTATAATCGTCAGCCATCTTTTGAGCTTCGCGCTCAAGTTCAGCCTGAACACGGGTTTCTTCGTCTTGCTGAAGCTGATTCCGAAAATCACCCATGATTTCCTTCCTCAAAGCGTCTACGTCAATCGGAGCAGCCATGCCGCCCATTGACCCGCCGCCAGACTTCAACTGACCATTTTCTGCCCGTAAAGCTTCTAATTCGTCTTGCATCGCATCTCGTCCTTTGAGTTTAGCTTTCTTGATTAACTCTTCCACACGCGACGCAGGAATCATCTTCTCTTGAACCGCCTCCACTTCTTCTACTTGTGGCTGTGCTTCAGGTGCAGATTCTTCCGCTAAAACTACTTCATCATCCATATGTCAATCTCACTTTTTCCGTCGTGAACGTAGCCGCATGTTTAAAGTTTCATGAACTGCCATTCATCCCGCATGGCTGCGTATTCGCCAGGTTATAAGCTGCCTGTAAGCTATGTTTAATATAGTACAACGTTATTTGCAAACACGCAAATTATAGACATAATTTACAAATACTTTATAATGCCTACTTATTAGGCATAAATAGTATCAAGCGTTTGATAACTCGCCTACTCGGTCGCTTTTGGTCTTATTAAAAGCTTCTTTAAGCGCCGAAGCCAACTGAGAACCGCGCGTACCGCCTGTTTTCGTGTTGGAATCCTTTGGTATCGCGTTAAGCATGTCATTGAGCTTATCCTGTTGTGATTGCGTCTTGGTGTAACTCATTATTTCTTGCCTTTAGCTGGTTTCTTCTTGCCTAAAACTTTATTGGCCTTGGCGTCTATTTTAGAGAGCGTGCCTTTAGAAATATTGCCTTTGTCATATTGCTGCTGAGCACGTGACTTCGCGTTACTGGCATGACTTCGGTCGTTTACCGGATAGCTCCTATCAGGCCCGGCAAAATCTGATTTGGGCAATGCCTTCCTGGCTTTAGTTGTTAGTTTAGCCATTACCTACCTCCCAAATATAATCTTTCTTGATCCTGATGAAGCTTTTTCGCATAATCTTCCGAGGCCTCACGGTTCGAAAACCTACCAAGATGCTTCCCTGTTTTTCTAAAAATATCAACCGCTTCCCTTGGCGACACAATCGTACCCTCATCTGTTACCCGTGGAAGTAGATAATGATGGCCATCCATCTCAACACCAGTTGATAAGACAGTACTTGTTCCACCTTCTTTATTTTTTACTTTAGGCCGACCCATTAAATCAATATTCCCAGCCTCCGTCATACCAGGATGCAATTTTGGCGTCATTAACCTATATAATGCCTGCGATAATGCTTGAAGCATTGACTCATTCATGACTTTTACTGACCTCATGTTGATGAGCTGCAACACTGACTGCCATTTTAACAGCGGTAGATGCGTTCTCCGCACTAACCTTTTCTTGTTGCAAGGCTAACTCCATCTCTGCGTTAGAAACCTTGCTCATAACCTCAAGAAACTTAACGTCAATCTCTTTGTTTTTGACCGCGTCATCAGCCGATATCTTCGTTAAGTCAACCTCGGCTTTCATTTTAGCTTCTTCTGCTTTCTGCTGAATCTTAGCTTGCTCAATTTGCATTTGCATTTGCGCCATTTGCTCTGGTCCCATCTCGTTTTGAGCTTTCTGCGCCTCTTGCTCCTGCATTTGTTTTTGATTCTTCATCCATTCGGCAGCCATCGATTTGATGTTGTCAATACCTTTGATATCCAGGTTATCAAGCAATACTTCCAAACCCTCTTGATTCATGAATTGCGCAAACTGTGGTGATGCTTGCATCAATTGAATCATCGCCTTCAGCGCGATTTGTTTCTGAACCGCGAAGTTAACGCCCGCTTCAACCTGGACTTCGAGGGCTGATGCGTCGTAATCCATTTGGATGCCGCCGGGCTTGTTGATTTCATAGTAATCCCGTTTTCCGTCCGGCTTAATGATAGGAAGTGTGCGGGGTGTTACATAATACTTTGGTAGCATGTCAAGATATATCTCTCCAAGGCGGTTCCAACCCCGAATAAACCCAACAGTATAGGGCATAGCAGCAGCGTTAGAATGCATAGCGCCCTGCATAATAGCGATGCCTGAAATATCATTATCATTGACTCCCATGGCTGCGTCATACGAGCCTAAAGCCCCTTGAATCACTTGGTCAGAAAGCATAAACGTGTTGGATATTTCCGGCGGTATAGGTGGGCGATTAATCGTTTGGGGTGGGTTAACGGGTTGATTCGGGTCGTTATCCTTCCATTGATTGTAAAGTACCACCGTCGCTTTCTGCGGATTCGTATACGCATATTGATAGTCATCGTTATCGGGGATAGCTTCAATCGGCGCAATCCACTGTGATTGCATCATGTTTTCGATTTCGTTACAGAGTGATTGACCGGCGAAGTTCTTCATCTTCTGGCCACCAAGGGCTTGATAGATGTAGGAGCGCGTCATTTGCTCAGCTTGAGATTGGTCATTATCACGAATCATCACTGAGTTGCCATCAAAAAACACCAACGGCAGATGACCAAAGTTCGTCGTCTCGTGGTTAATTATTTTAGACTCACACAGCGTGTACTTCTCAATCGTTTCAATCTCCGTCCAGCGAGAGCGTAAGACGATAGGCGGTTGCTCAAGTATTCCAGCCTCCTCCCACTTTGCAAGAAAGTCCTCGTAAGATTTCTCTGGAACAACGTGGCCATTGGCAAGCTTGAGAATCTTGACCTTCTTCATTTTCTTGCGGTAGTACTCAGCGAACAACAAGATGTCTTCGGTTTGGTTTTTATACGACCAATTGAAGTTTTCTAGGCTTGAGTTTCGCGTAAAACTTATGCCCTTGGTTATGTCGGCACCGTACAGCTCTTCCGCTTCGCCTTTCGATTTGGGAAATAACTCGTAGGCGTACCGCCCGTCTCCTTTGTGTGAATCCCTAGCAAGTGGGTCAAACCCTGTGAGAGTAGGGTCAAAGACGCGCTCAATATAAATGTTCTGGTCAAACGACTTCTCATTCGCATAGTCTGTGTAGACCTTGGCAACACTGTAACCACCTGATAATTCATCTTTGTAAAGTTGGTAGGAAAGCGCATCTTTGTCACCACCGGTAAAGGCGGCTTTCATGTGGGCTTCGACGAGTTCGATAATCTCGGGATTCATCAGGGCTACGCCGTCGGCGGCGCGGACACTAAAAGCTGGATCCATCTTAGAAAACTCGCCACACAAACGACTGATATAAGCCTCAAGCACGTTAAACTCAATCGCTGGCTTCTGCAATTCTTGCAATACAGAACGGTCAGCCGGTGTCAATGTAGTTTTGTAGATGTACCCTACAAACTCATGAAAGCGCTGATAGTTTCTATAAAAATATTGATATGAACGTTGGATGTCGTCCTTGATATTATTAAACATCCCTTGTGCTTCTTTATTAACGTACGCCATCCCGTCGTGTCCTTGCGATGTTCTGTCTTCGCATCTGGCTGCCTAAGTTGCTAAGCACGTCCGTTGCGCTAGTACGCTTATTGTGCATTGTATGAAGTGTTTTGTCTATTAACGCAATCTTAATTGCATCATAAGCGGTGTCGGCCGCGTCGTCGAATTTGTGCGTATCGTTTGCCGTAATTTTACTCATATGCGACTTGCAGTTATGAACATGTTTCCCGCCAATCGTGAATGTTATGCGTTTAGTGGCGAAATATGGTTGCATTTCTAGGAATCGCTCAGTCTTACTGCCTGATGCTTTAGTCCGTTGGATATCTCTAATCTTCAAGCCTTGCATCTCGTCGAGAACGCTAAGCAAGGTTACTCCGCTAGATTTCTTCTCAATGGCCGCCAGCATCGGGGGAACTTTGTGGCGACAGCATTCTTGCCAAAAATCCAGGAAAGCGTCCTTTAGGTCTTTGGGTTCTACACGAAGTTCTTGCATGTCCAGCCAATGCAATGCCATCTCCCCAGTCTTACGACCGAATACCTCCATCTCATACAAACCCCAAAAGCTAAATACGGTCGCATCATTCCATGACTTGCTGGTTTCTGCGGTGTCGGCTGTGATGAAGGTCATGAGTATCTCAGGCTCTTCATAGAACTCAAGCATCCATTCGGGCTTGAATAATGCTCCGCCTGCGGGCAGGGGATCTTGCTGATATTGGCTTGCGTACACGTAGGGCGACTTCTCTTGGAGTGCCATCAAATCAGCCTTGGGCATAGCTTCAGGGTATAACGCGTTGCCGGCCGCGTCGATAGATTGCAGAATCACCGAATCCCATTCGCGTGTATCTTTACCATCGAGAAGATGCGCAGCTAAATCTCCTTCATGAAGTCTCTGACCGATAAATACAATAGGGACATTGGGGCCACGCAAGCGCTGCCGAATTGTCTCATCATAGTTGCTGATAACGGTTGCTCGAATGGCTTCTGAGTGAGCAGCATCAGGCTTAATTGGGTCATCAATTATACATGCCCCACTAAACCTATCCAGTCCGGGCAATCCTGCGTCACGGCCTGTAATACTTCCCTGGGCGCCGAATGCGGCAACTGTCCCGCCCGCTGACGTAACAAAATGGTCTTTGGCGCGCGTATCTTGCTTGATGTGGATATCAAACAAATATTTATATAGTTCGCAACTCATAATCTGTTTGACGAAAGATGTATGCTTTGATGCCAAGTCATGAGAGTAACTAATGTACAAAAAATTACAGTCGGCATAATGCGTATAACACCAAGCAATCCACATGGAAACGTGCAAACTTTTCCCGTGACCTGGCGGCACATTTATCACGAGTCTCTGCGATGGAGTCTCAAGACGGCTTAACTTTGTTAGCTCACGGCAAATAATGGATTGATGTGATTCTCGCGAAGTAGGGCGAGACAAGATGAAGTCCCTCTGCGCCAAATGCTTCAAGAAAAACCGGGTAAACTCAAGTAACGAGCTACGAAGCAGTGACGCTTGTTGCTCTCGTTCCATGTTTATCATTTACGTCCTTGTTAATCTTCAAGCTCATGATACTTGCGTATAGATTCTGAGCAAGAGTCAGTTGATGGGTAGTTGTCAACATGCAGGATATCATTCAGCCACGCTCGAATTCTATGAGCGTCATCTATGCTTAAGTTAACGCAATTGTAAGGCGGAAATTCTCCAGCGGGCAAACTTTTGATAGATAAAGCCTTTCCGTTAAACCTAAATGAATGCCCTACAACTAAGCCGTTTTCTGAATATAGAGTTCCGCGTATCCATTCTATTTTTTCATCACAATAGTTGTCGATTAGGGATTGGAGTTTTGCCACAATTTCATTCCCAGGCTTGATTGATTTTGGTACTACCAAATGCCATAAAATATCTTTAAGCTCTTCCTTCGTGAAGTTATTCATCTAATCATCCTTTAGTGCCCAAAGATCTTCAGGAGGGTCTGGAAATTCCATCCAATAAAAAACGCAAAAACAAATAGATTCACATGACGTCTGGTCAGATAGCCTCCATTCATGCATTGAGTCATAAAACCCCACAAACACATCCACCCCATCGTATATAAGTAAATTTACATTAACAGGTATTCTTTCCCCTTCATCGCCCGTACCAATCCACTTCATTTGTAAAACTCTCCGCATTTTTTGCATTCTCTAAATCTTGGCAAGCATGGGTCATGGCTCTCACCATCTAAAAACCACACGCAGTTTCCAGGGTTAACCCATAATGCATAGCCATCACTCTCATGCACACATTCTTCCGGTTTCTTGTGCGTATCATCGGGACGTGCACATTCTTCATAACCACCAGCATGAACGGAGCAGCACGAGGCAGTCGCGCCATGCATTTCTTCAGCTAGAAACTTAGTCCAGTACCATAATTGGGCCTCTATGAGGGCTTTACGGGTTGGGTAAACGTCCCACTCATAGAACGCGTAAGTTGGCAAAACATACTGAAACCCATCGCCACGAACCTTTATGCCAATAACCTCATCAATCCAGGGTTGTCTTTTGGTGGGGTGAATCACCCAGACCTGTTGCCCTAATGTGTATTTAGGCTCAGGTTCTGAATCTTCGATATCAGTGATTAAATCGTACATCCACACGCAAAAAAGCTCGTTATAATCCGCCGTCATTGCGTCTTCTCTGGCTTCGAATATCGGGTTATACATACCCATTAGCTCGTTGATGGTTTTGCTTTCGTAGTCAATCATCCTTTTCCTCCAATAAA